CATTTTATCGTCAGTGAACTCCTTGAATCGCGCGGGAATACGCATCACGTAGGAAAGAAACTCCTTATCGGCAAACGGTACACGCGCTTCTAAACCAGCACCGCTGATACTCTTATCTGACCGCAGTAAATCAAAGAACCGAACATCGCGAATCATGCGCTCATTTTCGCGATGAAACTCGGCCTCATTTGGTGCCTTCTGGAATCCGCGATACGAACCGAATATCTCATCTGACATGTCCCCACAATAAATAACGACATCATCGGTTTGCTGTTGAATGTACTTGCTTATCAGATAATTCCCTACTGATGCACGGATTGTCGTAGTGCAGTAACTCTCAGTCTGATAAATCGTATCGTAAAACGCGTCCAAGAAATCTTGCTCAGTGAGTGAGACTTCATGATGGCATGTACCCAAGTGTTCGGCTACACGACGCGCCCATATCAAATCAACGGAACCGTCTAAACCGATGCTATACGTATTTAAAACTGTATCTGGCGAGGTGCGTTTCAATTCTCTCGCAACAATCGCCGTAACAAGTGAACTATCCAACCCACCGGATAATAAGCACCCCACAGGTCGCTCACTCATGAGACGCTTTACGACCGCCCTCGTAAATAATTCGCGGATGTTGGCGGATATTCCTTTTTCAACGAGCGTTTCATCCATCCCGGCGTCCATGACCATCACCGGGTATGAATATTTCACGTGCAATTTCTTCAATGTGCCGTCCAGGCCGTCGCCTTCTGCCGTCGCCGCGCCCGCGCCCTCGCCCGCGCCCTCGCCAATCACCACGGTGGCTGGTTCGTAATATGAGTGAAACACTGTTGCTGAGGCGTCCTCGCCAACATATTCCATATAACAGCCCGCCGGAAATTGAACAACCGTATCACATATCGAATGAATCGATTTCATTTCACTTGCGATACAGAGGGCGTAATGGTCAGGGTTCAATGAAACGCAGGCCAAATCGGAATATTCGCCGCCGAATTGTCCGTCGTGACGAGATACGCCGATATAAAGCGCGCGCACACCCACAGGGTCTCGTGCAACATAAGTAGTCCCGGTTTCGTAATCATGCAGGACAAACCCGAATACACCATCCAACTTCCGAAGTGTTTCCATCATGCCAAACTTGCGATACAAATGAATAATAATTTCGCAGTCGGACCCACTAGTATACTCGCCTTCCAATCCAAACTCGGCAATCAATTCACGGAAATTATAGATTTCTCCATTACAAATCAACCGACAGTTTTTGAGGTGGAATGGTTGGTCCGCCGCTGCGTCCATCCCGTTAATCGAAAGACGATGAAATCCCCATGCACGGGTATCATCCTTGAGAAACACTGTCTTATCAGGACCGCGATGACATGATAGCAAACAGTTTTCTTGTAATGTTTTTAGTTGGGTTAAGGATAATCGCGCGACGGTTTGAAAATAGAATATACCGCACATGACGCTCGCGCTGAAATCACAGTAATATAGAATAAGACGCGAAACCTTTTATACCCTTTCGCCGCCCGCCGAAATCATAATATTTTCATAATATAAAGTATATTCTCATACATACATACATACAACGACAACGACGACAATGGAGTTTTACGGTGTTGTAAACGGCGCATATTCAAATCATCATGACCGACTCGGCGAAATCAATGAACGTATTTCAGACCGCAATATACCGTCGACGGCATTACGCCCAGCGTATAATGTTCGCCCCCTTTCCTCCAAATATGCAATGATGCCAATTTTAGAGACACGACCGACACCCACTGTGCCAATTCAACCCTATCAGCATTTTACCACGGAAGCCGTATTCAATCCAGGTAATGCGAAAGCGCCGTGGCGTGGATGGGCTGAACGCGTGAATGTAGAGTCGTCGCTTCGCAACCAATACTTCGCACTTCAGCGCAATGACCGCGCCGTTTATGTCCCGGAATCAACAAGTGACCTGTATCATGTCGCGATAGATGCGCGTGAAGTAGCGCAACCGAACCCATACTTGTTTGAGAATGGGGCCACGAACTTCAATCCCATGAACCCCAATCCCCACAATTTAGGGAAACTCACGTTTGAGAATTCAACCCGGTTTCAACTTCGTACATTGAACTGTACATTTGACGGGTTTTGTACGGGGGAAGGCGGTCCTACCATTGAACCTGCAACCAATCGTATTCCCGAAGAACAACTGAAAAAGAAACAAAAGGAAAAGGAGCAAAAAGCACACGTGCAGGGAATTGAAGAGGGGTTTACCGGCGGGAGGTCTGGGGCAACGCGTGAAACCGCTGAAATGCAGGGAAAGTTCCCAATGCATATACCGCGTGCGACGGCGTCGTCGAATGCGCGTGAACATTTGACGATGCGGAGCCGGTCGTAGACAGACCGGTGTAGTCGGGGGGACGCGATGCGGAGCCGGTCGTAGAAGGTATAAATACAAAAATAGAATAGAACAATATATGCCGAATTATTGTTCTATTATAACACAATATAGCGCACTGAAATGGCTGAGAGAGCAGAGAAAGGAGAAGGAGAAGGACACCGCGACGGACAATGGAACGAACTGAACGAGATGACATTATCGGTGATGTCAAACCGAATACGATATGACAAATACAAGAAAACGGCCGGGAATGCAAGTGATGCACTGATAGAACAGTTTTGTAAAGAAAAAATCTACTATAAAGAACGAATATTGGCGATGACGCGTGACTTATTCCACGAACGCTGCGAGAATGATGATATTAACCGGGGACATGATGAGTATTTGAAATCATGCATCGAATACTTGAAATGGTGTGATATTACTGAAATGGTGGAGCAGGACAAACGGACAGAGATTCGTGAGGGGGATGCAGTATCGATACCGTCGCCGTCGCCGTCGCCGTCGCCACCCGCGTCGCAGTTGGAAACCGATGAAAGTACAGCGAGTCCAGAACCAGAACCAGAACCAGAACCAGAACCAGAACCAGCGCCGACGCCACCATCGACGATACAGAACGACCGTATTCTTTCCTTTGCAAATAAAATGTGTATCCGAAAAAAAACAATGGATGATTTTATAGTCATGAAACCGATACCTGGAAATACAGACGAAGATATAAAGGCGCGATTACCGAAAATCCGCGATTACCGCCAGGAAATCACGATGCGAATGGCAGGGGGCGGTGGCGGTGGCGGTGGCGGCGCGGGCGCGGGCGATTAATTGGACTGACCTAGGATTTGAAGCACGGATTGAAGAGTTTCGGCGGTATAAGCGGTCGACGCTGACGCCGATGGCAGTACAGCCGGGTCATACCAATAATTACGAGAACCAATGAGCTGAAATACTCTGAATCCGTTGGTGGTTTCAGTCGATGTCTTGTCGTGAAGAAGGCGGTCGATGTCGTAATACGACGATTCATCACCGAATACGGTTCCTGTGAATGCGCCGTCATTCGACTGGACGATGCCAAGAATATCGTCCTGAATGAAGTAATCGTAGTCGTTGTGGGGGACAATCAACGTCGTGACATAGTTAATAATCGTATCGCAGATGTATGATAGGTACTTCATGTGAATCGTGTTGACCGGTTGGGGGAATCCCGATGACGAGTCCGATGCCGATGCCGATGCCGAGGACGAGTCCGATGCCGATGATGAGTCGTCATCGTCGCTGGGGTATGAATTGGACACGATGGTATATACATAATACAACCGATTCTTGTGGTTGTAAAGAATGAACGCGGTCTTGTAATGAAGCGTCCTTGCGCTATTATAGACACTGATGCGATACATGTACCGTGTGATGGGTTGCATTGGGTTGATACATGCGTGCGCAGACATGACATCATATTCGGGGTTCGACGGCGACGACGACGACGGCGACTCGGAAATGTCGACGAGTGCTTCAGTGGCGGATGCTTCGAGTGCTTCCATGTCGTGTTCTTGTTCTTGGTTGTGTTGTTGTTCTTGGTAATGCACACAACCGCCACCATTACGGCTGGTGTTGCTGCGACGCCCTGTGTGTATTTTATAATTCCAGATACTTGCCTCACGAAATGATGGAGTCGATAGGTGGTGGGGGTGGTCATCACGAGGACCCGCGGCAACGACATTATTCGGTGTCTTCTTAGAACTAGAACGAGTTTTTACGACCATGAGTACGAGTATGCGAGTAGAACGAGTAGACCGAGTAGACGGACGTGGACGTGGACGTGGACGTGGACGATATTTTACTACAAATAGAAATATAAACACTTCAATTTTTTATGACATAATAGTATAGGTTTAGTATTTCATATCATGGAACAAGACGTCGCTACTGTAAAAGATAATAAGACATTTAAAGATGTAAGTTGCGCGCCAAGAGACGATACCGACCCCCACATCAACGAAACCAAAGATTTCTCATGTTATTCATCGAAATCTCTCGAAAAACTGAGATTAATGTGGAATCGACGCCACCCCGACCAGAAAATCACCAACACCGACCCTCGCGCGATATGGTCGGAACTTAAAAATAATATGAACCGGGTATGTCATCAGGAAGCGTGTTGGCTGCGCCAGAGTTTCGCATCGTCCGGAATGGACCGAGAGATGCTTCATTACACCTTTGCACCGCAAGCGCCAAAAGAGTGGAAGAAGAATATCCATGAGTGGTTATCGAGTATTGATATCGCCAATTCTCTTAAACAATACGAACACGCGGTTCCGTCGTTTATGTTTATTGGGCCATCCCCCGTCGATTTCGACAAAGTGTTGGAAGACGGTGAATGTGTCTGGGAAGAGTTGTGTAAGTTCGATATTATGAAACACGTCAAAAATGGACACCAAAAAATAGGTATTGTTTTCAATACAGACCCGCATGATAAACCAGGTGAGCATTGGGTGTCCATGTTCATCGATGTACGCGCGCGGGTCATCTTTTTCTTTGATAGCACGGGAGACCGCCCGCAAAACAGAATCCGCGCATTGATGAAGCGGGTTCGCGAACAAGGCGAGGCCAACGGAATCCCATTCAAGGAATATATCAACGACGTTCATCATCAGAAGAATGATTCGGAGTGCGGAGTATTTGCGATATTTATGATTATTCACATGTTACTCGGAAAAATGACCGTACATGATTTCTTGGATAAGAAGAAGAAGTTGACGGATAAATATATGCAGCGGTTCAGACGGAAGTTTTTTAATGTGGATGAGAAGGTGCCGACGCCGAATGTGGACTTTTAGGGGCGTTGGCCCGCCTACCAGCCTCCGCCCGGCCTAACGGCCGGAGCATGAATAACATCGACCGACCGTGTAAATTATATAAACCCACTACGGTATATATCATTTAATAATGTCATCTCTCGTTACTCAACAAAACAAAGAACTCCTCTGGGGGCGTTGGCCCGCCTACCAGCCTCCGCCCGGCCTAACGGCCGGGCTCTATCGTAAATTATATAAACCCACCACGGTATATATCATTTAATAACATCCGCCTCCCCCCCCAAATATGTCATCTCTCGTTACTCAACAAAACAAAGAACTCCTCTGGGGGGTCTTGGCCGAAGAAGGTATATTCGATAGTATCCCCTCTAGTGTCACCCCCCAAGAAATCAAGCATGTATTCGAACAGATTCTGAGAAATCTCTCGACAAACATTCCGGCAATTCACGCGGGGCGGCTGAAAGAACTCCATCAAGCAAAACACAAGGCCATCGCCGAGGAAGACTATGATACCGCGAAGAAAATCCGCGCCACAATCAGCGAAATGGAGGCGCTGATGCCACGATTAGAAAAACTGGAACAGCGCAAACAACTCGCAGTCCAGGCCGAGGATTTCGAGACGGCGAAGCAGCTGAAAAACGAGATTGACCGGATTCATGCGGCCACCGTTTCATTGAAAGAACTTAATAAGGTCGCGCTTCAATCTCTCGTCATTCATATTCCAAGGATGGCGCGAGAGA